TCTTATAACAGCATTCCCGTAAACAAAAGTGTCAGTAGAAACTCTAAGTAAGTAGATACTGCCTTTTAACCCGATCTTCCACGTTCCGGGTCCTACAGTGATTGATGCGTCTGTGTCAACGTAGGTGTCGGCTGACGCAGTTGTGCCTGTTGTAAAGTTATCCGTAACATACTCATAGTTTTTAACAACACCAAGGGTTGTGTAGTCCGGCCTACTCGATATCTCAATCCAATGTAAGTTATCGGATGTTAATAGTGTTGTGTTCGTGTCGGACCTTATTTGTAAAGCTTCACCTTTGTTAAGTTTTCCGGTCCAACCAATTCTAACAGTAGTAGTTGACGCGGCATTAAAGCCAACCAACTTGTCAATAGTATAGCTACCGCCTACTGGCTTTATATATGAATAGTATGATGGAGACGCTGAGCCGTTCAATCTTATGGAACCCTTTATCTCGTAATACCCTGTCATCGGCGCAGTAAAAGTATTATTACTCGACCAAGCATTATGGCTGTCATCTGTTTCAGTAAAATCAATTGGTGTCGTGTTTGCTGTTAGCGAAGTATTGTTACTAGCCCTAGCGCTTACTCTCACTGTTTTTTGGCCTAACTCATTTTCATTGAGTACAGCTCCAGCACTCCATCCAGAAATAGGCAAAGTCATAGTGATGTCTATTGTGTCGCCTGAAGCAAACGTAAAAGGCGCGGTATCTGTAAAAGCCCCTACACTTTCACTACTTGAAATGTCAGTGTAGAAGCCGACAAACACTGAATTAGAATCACTGTAGTTGACTCGACCAGAAGGCCTTGAACTAGTGCTGTCATCGCGAGCCGTTACTACACTGTCTATGTTTAAAAACTTACCTGAGACAGCAGATAGAAGCCTGTCTGTATCTATGGTTAGACCACTTGGAAGATCTACTTCTAAATTGGTAGCCCCTGGAGTGGGAGCACCTGTCATTGTTAACTTATATTGTATCTCGGCAGAACCACCGATGCGTCGATATTTTCCGGTATAGGTGACGTTACCAGTCCAAGATCCTGTAGGGGTAAAGTCCTGCTCATTTGTAATAACTGGAACAGTAGTTTGAGCAGACGGGCCAAACTTAAAGTTATCAAAGAACCCACTATATTGAGCCGCATTTGTGGAGTTAACAGCGATTCTAAAATCTAAACTTCCTGTATTTTCATCTACAGCGCAATTGAAATTAAACACTCCCTTTGAAGCGAATAACTCTAAGCCTTGGTCTCCTGTGCCATTGGCTGTGCAATAAATATCGTCAGCGGCGTCAGTATCATAAACCTGAACAACCAAGTCAGAGGTTGCGTAATCAGAGTCCTGAGAAAGATCGTACTCAAAAGAACCCGTAAGATTCCCTCTTATTAAGTCGCCTCTATCAATATCTCCAATAGTGACAGACCAATACTGCCCTGACCCATCGGCAGCGCTCTTGTCTAACTCTAATGAATAACTTCCCTCTAAAATTTCAGTGCTAGTTGAGGTAATACTTTCCGTTAATGTTGCAGACCCAGACCCCGCATCTGTCCAATTTCCAACGCTGTTACCTTCAAACTTTGCATCATTGGAAGTGAAATAATTCTTTCCACCACCGCCACCGCAAGTTGACCAATCCAAAACACCTGAACCATCTGTCTGTAAGCAGTCACCTGTTATCCCATCGGCAACGGGAAGAGTCCAAATAACATTAGAAGCCACTGAAGCTGCAGATTTAAAGCCGGTGTAATTTGCTCCATTGGCGTCTGTCTCTCTAAGTCTTAGCTCGTTTTGATTCAATACGTAAACAGGACCTCTTACGTAATGGTCCTCTACGTAAGTTTTCGCAAAAGAAAATGTACTTACAAATAAAACTGATAATAAAATTAAATGCTTCATGATACCGCCAACCTTGTCTCTAAAATTGTCCAATTAATAAGACCCTCGTAAGAGCCACCAGTAAAGTTACTTGATTTATATTCAATTTGTCCAGTCGATGTGTTTGCTTGCAGGTAATCAAGCCCAGTCTCTGCTCCAGCCTCTGTGCCATCGCCCAAGGCATTGCCAAACTCGACCTCCCTAACGGTTTCCCATGTCGTGCCATTCCAAAAGCAGGTCAATATACCAACCTCATTTAAGTCTGTGGGGTCGTCATCTTCCCGATGTATGTCGTACTTTATCCGGTAATATTTATAAGCTGTGTTATCACAAATTAACCCCGTTACATTTGCGGCAGAGCTTTGATTGTTTGCTATTGCCAAAGAGCCAACGTCAACGCCAGGAAAAGTAGTTATCAAAGCGGTCCTTATGTCGTTAAACCAGCCTGCCAAAATATCATCACCATTAGACCTAACTAATATATCGCTAAAATAACCCATTATATAATCCTTATCCAGTATTCGACTTCAAGCGAGTGAGGTTGAATGTCTATAGTTTCGCCACCACCAGACTCTGCCGATAGTACAGTGTCACTTCCGTAAGTATATGCGGAGTTATCTCCACCAGGTTGAAAAACAGTACCACTATTTATTACAGCAATACCGTATCCGCTTGATTTTGACCCAGTGGAAGAAAAGCTCAAAGGCCCTCCTGCAGAAGCTCTTGTTATGTCGCTCAGTGTGCCACTTGCTGCACTTTCAAACCACTTGTGCTTGTGACCAGGTATTGTATGCGTATGGTTTGAGGTTGATACAGAGTGGCCTGAATTACCGACAAATGTTAAGGCTGAGGCCCCTGTTTGAGTGGTATTTGTTGCGCCAACCAAATACTTGTCGCTGGTGTTTGGAGTGTATTTACCCTCAAGAGCAGATGAAATTATGTACAAGTCCCAACTACCAGCGCCATGAATAGCATCATAGTTTGTCTCGTTAATAATATCGCCGTTGCACTTCATCCAACCATGGCCTGGGTTAAGCAGACCGTTGTAATCGTGAAAAGCCATCATCATGCCAGCAAAAAGGTAGCCCGTTGTTATGTTGGCGCGCTTATACGGGTAAGTCGCTGTACCACAATCTCCTGCATTTGCTGTGGCATCACCACTTGCATTTCTAGGAACATTGTCACCAATAAATGCAGCTCTTAATGAGTTGTGGTCGGTTGCGGGTATAACATCCCCGTCCGTTGCCGATGGTATATTTGCTGTGCCCATTAGATTTCCTCCATCTTGAAAACAATTTCCTGTTTTTTGAAGTTTATTTTACGACCCATTATTTTAAAATTTTGTGTCGTTGATATTATTAACGAAAACTCGCCAATTGGATACTTGGAAGCGCCGTAAACGCTCACGCCATAAATAGGTATCAATGAGCTTGTGTCTGACGCTATGTATTTAGTTGGGTAATCAACCTTTACCCTATCAAGCATATAAAGGCTTAAGTTCTCTTTGTTTATATAGGTAGTTAAATCAAAAGACTGCTTAGCGTCCTTAAAGCCACCCAACTGAGAGGCTAAAATAGCATTCCTTTTTGACGTATCTGTTATTGTGTCGAAGCTAATATCTTTTTTTCTAAGCCCATTGACCGCTATAGACTCACTGCTTTCACTTAAAAGCGTGGTGTCTGGCCACCTCCAGTAATTAAAAACTTTTTTAAGACCAGCGGAAACATCACTTATATTTATAATGTCCTCAATACCATCGTTTGAACCCTGCCCATAAAATGTTTTAGAGCTGGTTGCAGCACCGGTTCTGGGTTTTATATAAACAACACCAGACAATATATATAGAACGGAGTTGGATTGGAAAAGTATGTCGTCAAGTAATTCCTTACAGGTCGTATTTTCGTAGTCGCTAATGTCATCAAAAGCTTGGTCTAAGCCAACGGAAATATTAAGAGAGCTAACGGTAAGATATTTTGTTATGCCTGATACATTTAATATTGTGTAAAGGGCTTCTGAGTAAAGGTCTGTTGCATCAAGACTACTATAAGGTGACTCGTTTTGATCAAAAATTGAATCTATACTTAAAACTTGAAACTTAATTTTTTGGTCGGTAACGCTTAGCTTTGTTGCAGAGTCATCAAGTATGCCCTCAAAAATATCTATTTCAGTTGAAAGCTTTGCTCCGAAACCAGACCCAGCAACAGCAATGCCACATATTGGTTTAACAAACCCTGGCTCCCAAGTTATTTTAACCAATGAACCTGAGCGCCTGTACCTAAACATTGTTTTTGGGTTATCTATGTCAGAGTAAAGACCATGCTCATTCCTTAAAGCTATATTTATGTCGTTAAATTTGAACACGCCGACATTGTATTCATCATTGTCTATTTTTTCCGTTAAAGACCCCATGCTGCCAAGGTCAACATCACCAGTCACCTCAACATAAGAGCTTAAAACGCCATCTTCATCAAATGGCTTTATGTAGACATGAAACTTGCTCATCTAATAGCCTCTTCAAGGTTTAGCTTTAATTTGTAACCAGCACTATAAAGAGACTTTGCCAGCTCTGGTGTGTACTCATTTGTTGAGCGCATAAAATAAATATCTTCCTTGCGGTAACCAACTGTTATGGCTTTAAATTGTTCCTCGTCGCCACCACCTGGCCAAACAAGCACACCCCTGCGACCAAAGTATATTTCCTCAACAATTCTCAAGTCGTCAGCTATAGACCAAGAGTCAACGGCAAGGGCGCACTTAAAAGCGCCTATTGTTTCAACAACATTTATTTTTCCACTCAACATTCTGCTTACTTTCTTTTCAGTCGAATGCTCTGGTTTTTTAATCATTGGCCAGCCAGTCAATTGACCAATACCAGTAACAAGGCTGTTGGTTGCAATGAACTGCCTCATGCTTTTGTCAGCATCTGCAGTAATTGTACCTGTTATTATGAGCTTTAACTGCGAAGTTGACACTTGTGTGAAGCTGTAAAAACTATTGTCGTCTGTGTTTGTTGTCTCATTTATAGGTGTTGAAAAGTCTCGGTAAGAGGATCCATCCCAATACTGTATAGTAAAAGCCTTAAAGTTGTGCAGGACCATTAAAATGGAATCTATTTCTTTTTCGCCACCAAACTGGAAAATAAGGGTCGTGTTTGCGGCATCATTGGACCCAGTAGTTAGCCATGCCGATGTGTTATTTCTATTTCTAAGGTAATTAATAAAAGCGGAACCATCATTTGTGGCAGTGTTGTCCGTTACCGTAATAACAGCGTTCACGTTTAAATAATCAACTTCATTCCTTTTGAAAAATCTTATTTGCTGAGCCATTAAATACCACCAACCCCTATTGCTCTACGCTCCAACAACCTCTGTTCTATGATTTCAAAGGCGTCATCTGTAAAGCCTATTATGTGTTCTACTACGCCGCCAGTGACCTGACCTTCATCGTCAGCAAGTCGCCTACTATCAGCAACGGCATTAACAACCTCGTCAAAGTTACGCTCCGGAGCGACAAGCTCACCAGGCGTTAGCATTGTTGGTATTGAATCGACACCGGCTATGCCACCAGTCATCAAGCCACCTTTTGCAGCTCCTTTTACTTGCCCTATTTGCTCTGCTCCAAAAGCAACCGCCGCCGCGGCACCAGCAACACCAAGCGCCGGCCCAACAATAGGTATAGTAGAGAACCCATTGTAAATGTTCATGGCACTTTGTGCTGTTTTCATGATGATGTCGGAAATGGCGAAAGCCTTACCAATTGATTTTAAGGCAGAGTTATTTGAGCGCTGTAATTGCACAAGCTCTTGTCCTGCAGTTTTAAAACCTGTCAGGGTCTCACTGTGTAATATACGGTTAATTTCAGCATAAGTTTTGCCAAATTTAAGTTTGTCCTTAATAAATTTTTGGTCAGTTTTTCGCTCAGATGCAAGCCTCTCAGCAAGCGCCTGGTTACGCATATCACGCTCGGTTTGAATTTCATTAATTAAACGCTCTTGGTTCAAGGCTAAAAACTCATCTTTTTGCTCTTGCTCCATGGCCTGAAATTCAGCATCAGCCTCAAGCTGTTCCATCAACAAAGCTCTGCGCTCTTCTTTTAACTCGTTCTGTATTTCTAAAAGTCTGTATTTTTCCTCTTCCTTTTTTTGCTTAAGATATTCGCTGTACTCATCTTGGCCAGACCTAAGCTCCATAAGGTATTGCTCGTTGGCGCGCTTTTTCTCCGCATTGTCCTCGGCAAGACGCTTTTTCTCTTCCTCTGCCTTTTTCTTTTTGTACTCGTCGTACTCATTCTGGCCAGCTCTTAATTTACCAATGTCTGGTGCTTCCAAAGTTAATGAGCTGTTGAACGCCTTAGAGGCCTCTTCGCCTGTCTTGGTAAATACATCCACCACGGCGTCTTTCATTTTGCTTAGGCCACCAGTGATTTTACTTTTATCAAGCGTGAAGATGCCGACCAAGAGCTCACCATAGCCACCAAGGTAATTAATGGCATTGCTTACAAAGTGTTTTATTACCGCAATAACACCATTTAGGGATGCGCTGAAAAACTTAAGAGCTTTTGGCATCATTTCGCCAAACCATTGGCTTACGTCCTGAGCTACTTTTATAAGGTCATCTTTGAAGTAAATAACAAGGGCTGCAACCGCTGTTGTAATTAAACCAATTGGACCCAGTGCAAGCTTAAACGCTATTCCTACCGCACGGAAACCAACAGCCATTAGGTTTGAGGCAACGGCAGCGGCCTTCTGTAGTGCAATTTCGGCAACCAGAGCGACCGTAAAAGCCTTTTGCTGTATGTTTGCAAATGTAATTGATGAACCAAGTGTACGCCACGAAACTGTACTAAGCTTTGTTATGGCTTCCTGAGCAACCATTAAAGCGTTTTGAGCCTTTAACCTTATTTCAGATGCCGCAATAATATTGTTTAATTTTATATAAGCTAAGCTGCCAGCCGCAACCGCTGTTGTCAGCCCTGCAACGGCAGCACTTACCCCTAGTGCAGTGGCGGCGAAAGCTGCCATTTCAGGGTTGCGCGCAAACACATCAAGTAAACTACTTAGTTGTTTTGTTACCTTAGCAACGTAAGGCGCTAAGACTTCACCAATTCTAATGGCAACGGTCTGAATTTGCTTCCCAAGTAACGCCATTTGGTTGGCCAGCGAGGCGTTCTGTGTTTCAAAAGCCTTGTTAAACGTGCCGACCGCTTTTGTCTCATTGCCAAGCTCTGCCAATGTCTCTTTAAAGGCTTTGGCCTGAGACCCTGTAAGGGCAAACATAATGTTTTGTGCTTCAGTAGACCCAAACAATTGGATTAAAGAGTCTTGGGTAAAACCTGCAGTGCTTGTTAGGTCCTGTAAAAATTTTGACAGACCCTTAGTTCTAAGAGCTGCAGCATTGAATTGTATGCCAAGTCTTTTTGCCTCTTCCTGCGCCTCTTTTGTTGGCTTAGAAATACCTGCCAAGACAGCTTTCATACCTGTATAAGCGGCATTTGTTTTGACACCAGCAAGAGTGGCGGCGCTAATAGATGCTAATAGCTCATCAAAGGAAACCCCAAGAGCGCTGGCACTGGCACCAACCAGACCAAACCCCTGCGAAAGTTCTGCAATGGTTGTCTTACCAAATTTTTGCGCTGTAAAAAACTTCGCTGCAACGGCATTGGCTTCACTCGCTGCAAATTGGTATGCGTTTAGAGCACTGGTCATCCCATCGGTGGCAATGGACACATCAGTTACACCGGCTACAGCTAACTTTGAAGCGACCCCTACAAACTCAACAGCTTTGGAAGCTTCCACACCTGCAGATACAGTGTCAAAAAGGGCCTTGTTAACAGCCTCAATTGAACTGGGCGTCTGAGCTTGTAGTTTTAAAGCCTCTTCGCGCATCTCTTTAAAGCCTTGCTCAAGACCTTTTGCTCCAAATGAATTTTCGCTTAATAGGGTTTTTACTGACCTCAATTGGTTGTCGAATTTAGCAAACTCACGGACGTTAAGACCGATGCTTGCAGTAAGGCCAGCAAATGCAACACCAGATATTTTGGCAACACTCGAAAGCGTGCGCTCCATGTTTTCAGTTTGTTTTTTGACTTGTTTTAAAGAGTCTTGGAAGCGACCAATGTCGCCAGATATCCGTACTATTAAATCCTGGTTTGCCATTAGCCCCCCGCCTTTTTCCTGTTAAGTGCATTTTGGAGCATTGTCGTTGCTTGGTCATCAGTTATTTTTAACTCAAGCTCAGAAGTCTCCTCTTGCTCTACATCAACAACATTTATGCGTGGTATTTTTATCTTAGCGCCCTTTAACATGGCTTGCATTTCCATATTGTTGGCAAACTCGTTTTGTTTCCTTGCCGTTATTCTATCAATTAAAAAGCTGTATTGCTTTATTGTTAACTTAAGGAACTGGTCTATCGTGTAGCTATATTCACTTGCAAACAGATCATAAATTGTTGCCCAGCAAGTTACTTTCCTTTTTTTCGAGTCTTTCGTGTTGTTTTTTTTTGAGCACCAGCTTTTTCCATTTCCTTAAGCTGCTCAGGCGTTGCCTCACTAAGGCCAAGGCATTTTGTAAAGGCATCGGTTAGCTGACTAATTCCATCCACACCAGTTATGGCCTTACGTAATTTGTCTGGGCCGCTTATTCTGACTTCGCCATGGCACTCGCCCTCGTCGTCAATAAACTCCTTAATGGTTTCCGCTTTAAAATCAGACTTATCAATAAGTAAGCGGTAAATAATCCTAACCATGTCCTTTAACGGCATACCTTGGCTAATCTGTACGGCTGGGTCATCTGTGTTAAGCGTCTCAGCCATCCACACCCAATCATCAAGGTTTACGGGCCTAAGCTTATGGTCCTTGCCATCAATAGTTAATACAGCGCCCTTAGGCTTCAAGTTTTTAAGTGGTATTGGTTTTAAAGTAGTAGCTTCCATAGGTTTATTTTTGGCATACCTCGAAATGTTTTCAAGTTTTTATTGAAAATATGTACAAAACAGAGGTACAAAATAAATACCAGGAGGTACAAATGGAAGGTAAATCAATTAAGCGCCAGTTCAGGTTTGCGGAAAAGGAATTTAATAAAATACAGTTGTTGGCTGATATGTACGCGGGGGGCAATGTCTCAGAGTGGATAAGGTATGCAGCCTTAAATGCACCTAGGAAAATACTAAAAAAGAAGGGGTCCTAAAAGGACCCCTAGAAGTTTGAACTCAACCATAGGTAGGTTAATTAAGATGGTAGCACCCATCTAAATTTTGCAACAGCATTTTTTGCTGAATCATAAAAGGCTTGTGCAGTAATTTCAGGCTGCCCGAACTCCTTCTCTGTAAGCCCCATTGGTAGCCCAGAACCCTTACAACGGTAAGCATCAATTTCAAACATTTCGCCATTAGAGCGTTGTTGCGCAACCATGATTGCACCAAACTCTGGGAATGTGTCTGAACTTCCACCAATAACAACTTCCATTTTTTTACTGTACGCAGGCATAACCTCAATAACAATAGAATCACCTTCTGTTAGAGCAACGGTGCCTGAACCACCTGTTAATTCAAGGCCAAAGCCAGGAATTTCAGTAGTACCGCCGGAGTCTTGGACAGTAAGAGCGGATGCGACAATTTTTAAACCATCGTCCTCGAACTCTTTATCAGTTCCTCTATTAAAGTCGACATCACTATAAGCGTAAACATTAACTGTAGTGGCATTTACCGCAACGATTAAATATTTACCGAACTTAATATCTGCCTCGGACCCTGATTTTGCCGTAACTGAGGCCAAACCAGTTGTGGCATCTATTAGCGTCCCAACAACAGCAACCGGCGTGCTAACCGAACCCGATGTGCTAGGGGTGGCTGTAGACGTAGGGGCTTTCCCTAGGAATAGCTCGAACATCCAGTCTTCAACTTGCTTAACATTTATTTGTAACTCTGCAGTTACGTTTGCCTCTTCAATAGCCCATGCAAACTTAGATGCTCCACCAAATAATTGGTTAAGCTCACCAGTCACTGAAAAGTTAGAGCTCGCCAAAACCTTTGCAATACCATAAGGCAAGTTGGTTGTGCGAGAGTATGGTGCAATTGAATGCACACCGTATATAATTCTAGGATCTGATAAACCCATATTTTCCTCCGTTATTTAATAACTTTATTTCTTTTCAAACCATCAACAAAGGACTTTGGCACCATGGCTTTTTTGTCCTTTTTAATTCTAATATCGACCGCGCTCTTGCCAGTCTTTTTATTAAAGTCACCAGCCACCAAATGAAAATCTTCCAGGCCAACGACCTCAATCTTATCATCCTTTTTTGCGTCTGGTTTATTTTTTGTTCCCTTACTGTCCATTTTTGCCTCCTATACAATCTGTAAGTCTAGGGTCACACCAATTCCATCATGGGTGTGCTTTTTATTTACTAATGAATAAGGGAATGGCGAAATGCCAACAATTCCCAATTTTATTCTTTTGTTGACCTTATTCCAGCCCTTCTCAAACATACGCTCTAGACACTCCCTATAGCGCAATAAAGTTTTTCCGTTTATTGTTGCAGTTTTGTTACTCCTCGCCAACAAAATACCAACCTGCACCGTATATGATTTTATTTGCTCAGGACCACCGGCCTCTGTGCTGGTGTCAATTTCTCCGTACCAAACAAAAGGGCTGTAGGGCACGTCTGTATCTTCCAGGTTTTGGAAGTAGTAGGCCTCAGCCTGTGGGGTGGCCAAAGTAATGTCTGGCTTATCAGTATTCATTTGTGTTATGTACGTGCCCAAGTTTGCTTTCATGTAAGTATCAAGCTCGTCGAAAAAATCCTCAATATCATAAACCCTACTCATATTTCCTCCCCTGTTTTTTTGACAACGTAAGCGCTCAAAATATTAGTCCATCTGCTTAACCTACCTTTTTGGTCGTTGTTAGCAAAGCGAGACTCTGGACCAATGAATAAAAACTTACGCAATGGTATTTTAGATCGTGGTTTGTCTGACTGGTGGTAAACGCCGTACTCAACCTCAGTACCTATTAAAAGCGTGCGCTTGTTAATAATTTGGTTAATGGCGTCTGGACTTCTAGGGTTAGTAACCGACTCAGCCAGGCGGCCCCTGCCTCTGCCTATGCCCATTAATATTGGGTATATTGGCTGGCCATCTCTTTCCTTTGCATCGATTGTCGACTGCGCAAGGTCCTCATATTGGCCAGGTCCTCCAAGTTGGAATATAGCTTTTTCAGAACGGTAAAAGTCCTTAGAAATAAGTGCAAGTGGCAAACGTAGGTCAGCAACCTTTTTGCTGGCCTTATCAATAGCCTTGCTAAACTTTTTGTCGTTATCTACTTTGTAGGAAGTGAAAGACATACAGCCTCACCACTGGTCAACATTACGCTCAAATGTGAACGGGTCTGCACAATCAACAGTATGGCTACTTACTCCAAGGTCGGAGTTTTTTGGGCTGGCCTCAGATAAATTAAGCTTACCCTCCGCTATTTCTGTAAGCTTTTTCATGGCCTTTGTATCGGTCTCGGTAACAATAACTTTTTGTGCGTCTGTGTTAGGCCCAACTCTATTTAGTCGCCTGCGCACGCGTGCCGCAACCAGCTCAATACAAATGGTCCGTAATATAATTATGTCGTTTGGGTGGTCTGTCTCATTTAAAGGCACAGTATAGCGCAAGCCGACCTTAGCATTAATAAGCTGGTCGGCCTCAGCAATCCAACGGTCCACTGTGGTTTCCGTTGGATTGGTATTAGCATCAAATGTTACGCCGTTAAATTCATCGGCGACTTGCTCCTGAGTACAGTAAGCCATTTACTCTCCTGCGCCTTCTGGGTCGTCCTCTTCTTCTTCCTCTTCGTACTCAGCAAGCTCAGCTTGTAAGTCGACAATTGTTGCCTCAGCAACCTTAAGAGCTTCCTCGCGATCTTTAAGCATACGCTCTAACTCTTCAATGCGCTTTTTGTCGTCCAGGTTTTGCACAGCTTTTTTCTCAAGCTCACCCTTGTTGCAAATTAAACCAGCTTTTTTAGCTTTGTTAGCCATGGTCTGGTTACCGGCGTACTCTTCGCCAATATCATAATCAACAGGTTTGCCGTTAACACCTTTTTTTGTGCCATCATCAAACCTGACTTTTGCAAATAGTTTTTCCTTAGCCATAATAAACCTCCTTTAAGGTAAGCATCTAAAGTTTTGAATAAAGAATATTTCAACATCCTTGGCGCCATTTAATGTGCCGTTAATATCGCAGGTGTTTTTTTCAATCTCATCTGCGTCTGCGATACAGGTTGGCCTTGTGCCCTCGTATGCACCATCAAACACCGCCATTACGACATGGCCTGCAGAGTCCATACACCGTTTAAGACCAAGCACATCACCTACTCCAATATCATAGGTTGCTCCTGCTCCATCCTGAACCGGTATCACTATTTGAGTTACTGTACAGAATGCCTTGGCACCACTGACTAAACTCGAACCATTTTCCGCAATGGTAATACTTTCGGTAATAACTTGGCCAAAAAAGTTGGTGCCAGTTACTTCGACATCACCTGCAGGTACGCTTGCTGTTGTGCCTCCAGGGGTAACGGTCACGTTTCTACATACGTCCGCTTGCGCGAGGAATGAAGTTACGGTCGTTGCTACACTGTCACTAGAAGCTTGGTCGTCCAAGTATTGGTCAGCATCCGCAACCTCTGGTCCAGAAATGGTTTGTTTTTCAATAAGTTGTTGGCTTGCCAATTTCATATCTCGGCGCTCTACGCGCAAATTGACCGCAAATGCGGTGGAGCCAATTAAGGTAAATAGGGTAAATAGTATTGTTAAAAATTTCATATTGTCCTCACATAAAAAAAAGCCCCCGAAGGGGCTCGGTTTATTAAGCGATTGCATCCTTAATTAAGTATGCCGCTGAGACATTACTTAAAAGGTCATCGTAGTAGTCTGTTACCAGAATACCCGTTGCTCCCGCAGGGTTATTTTCTTTCCACTTACTTGTTTGGTAAGGCGACTTACCAATGAGGCGTACCTCATAACCAAGTGAAGTTTGGAACTTTTGGGCTGATTTAGGCAATACTGCAAAAATAATGTGGTTGCCCCAAACATTAGATAGCGTAGACGTTTGCCCAAGTTTTGCACTGTTATATTTTGCCTTGGCAATCTTAAGGTTTTGAATCTTCATTGCTGACGCAAGTTCAGACTCCTTAAGAGTACCGGCGCGGTTTTGAGTAAACCCAAGACCTTCTAAAATACCAGGGTGGTAGGAAAGAGTATTAGCCGTATTCCAATTCATAATTGCAGTATCAGCCTCCATACCGCATCCACCATGCACTTGCTCCTGAGCTGTCTTAAACTTACCTAATGGGTCTGAGTTAATGTAATCGCTAAACTGCGAAGTACCAGACAAAGTAGTGTTTTGAGTCAAAACAGAAGTGCTGGTTAAGTTATCAGCCAGCGCCTTTTCACGAGACAATTTTAAAACTGTAACTAAGCCGAGTGTCTCGTCTTTTTCCGCATCGTAAGGACCTTCCACATTGCGGTAATCCTGCTCAGTTACTAACCCTTCAAGTCCATGGGGCTCTACATAGTAAGAGTCGCTTGTACGAGTAATAGACTCGAAGCGAGGTGCCTTACCACGACCACCATAAACTGTATTAACAATACGCAAGTGGCTATTACCATAACCAGCAAGCTTTCCAGAATCTTGTTTAACCTTAACCGGAGTCAAAAGACCATCGGCTATCATGCCCTCGGGCACATAGCCCTTGGAGGCCATGGTTAAATACTTATCAATTAATGCTCTAGTTGTTGCCATTTTTACCTCCGTTTAATTAGGCATCGTCATCGGCGCCAGCATACTGGGACACGACTTCTACTTCGATTACATCATTTTGCACACCACCCGCTTGGGCAATTGCGCCACACCATTCGCCATCAGCATCACACTGCTCACCTAATGCGCCTGACGTTGGCGTCAAAAGATCCAAGGCATCAATAGCCTCATTAATTTTTAGCAATGCTCCACCACCAGGTCTTGCAACCTCGGCAACTTCTCCACTCGCTGTAGGCGCATTCATTAGAATACCAGCGGTTTTTTCGTTTGCACCGGCAGGCACTACCTCGTCGTCACTGCTACCAACTTTTACAAATTTGTATTGGTAAGCAGACAGGTCCTGACCGGCCTTGTAAGCTTTAATATTGGGTTGTCTGTAAGATGACATACTATTCCTCCAAGTCTTTAATTACTAGTTCAGGGTTTTCACTTAAAACAATACTAATGGCCTCGCCCATGTCCTTAGCTTTGTTTTCTGACAACAATTTATCAGCCATTTCCTCAACCTTTTTGGCCTTGTCGTCATCACTTAACTTGGTGTCTTTATCCGCGCCCTCTTTACCAGTGCCCTTAGGGTCATCGTTAGTCTCTTGGGCTAACTCGGCAAATTTAATCATGTCACCAGCAAGGAACGCTTCTTTTTGAGCTGGCACAGCTTTTTTCTCTGTTAGCAGTTTAGAGAAGTCTGCCTCTTTTTTCTGCTTAGCCTGCTCTTCGGTAAGCTGTTTGTTGTTTTCTTCCAGCTCCTTTATTTTTTTGTCCTTGTCGTCGCCGGCGTCTTTAAGTTGGCGAACTTCAGCGCGATGCTTGTCGTCAACTTTGTCCAGCTTATCCTTTAACTGCTTATTCTCTTTTTCAAGCTCTTCAAAGGTCATACCATTTCCTCCGTTATAATCGTTTAATTTTTTAGTGGGGGCCATCCCCTTTATAAATGGTCTATTTGTCAATGCGGCACCTTTTAATACTGGGCCAAACTCTTTTTGGGTTTCGTTATGCACAAAATTAAGTGTGAAGTCGCCACTAATATATCTGTAGTAATTACCCTCAACCTTTTGCTTACCCTCATCTGTGTATTTTACTTCAGCCCATAACTCACCTTGTCCTTTTTCAGTATCCACCAGCACAAGTTTATCAATCCAGGCAGCCGCTTCCTCGACCCTATGGTTGTAATCAATCATTAGGTCAACTTCTAGTACATTGTCTTTAAAGTTACGTATCATGTCCTTAAAGATTTTTTTAGTAAGCTTTATTTCGCCATACCAACCGTGAAAGAAAACGCCCGTCTTAAATATTTGTATCCGGCTAACGCCATCTTCTTCGGCGAACTGGATAGGGATAGAGCTGCGCTTATATTCCTGCTTTCTATTTTTCATTAGTCCCTCACAACGAAATATTATCAGACTTTTGTGCGATGTATATATATTTGGGCAAAATAATTACAATAAATCAAGCCCAAAGTCTCTTTAAAAAGTCGCAACAAACTTAGTTTTAAGCCCTCGCTTGTCTATTTTAGGGTTATTTTTGCCACCAACTAAGTTGGGAACAATGTAACTTTCGCAGTTATGGTGCAAAGGAGGGAAGTATCTTTTAGCTTCCGCATCATCTTTACTGAACGTGCGACCTGCCAAGTCTCTGCATATTGGCGCGGTTGGGTCGGGGTTAGTAAAGGTAAAAGAATCCACTTCCTCTAATACGTCATCGTCAAAAAATGCTGCAGACCTGGACTCATTAATAAGCCTTGATGCTGTGTTGCCTGAGGCAGCCGCAACAGAGGCACCGTTTACATAGGTCTCACCGGCCTGTTTTAAGTCCATCTCTAATATAGAGGCGCTGTCTGTTGAAAGCACACTGTCACCAAACTGCATATAAGTAACTTTTTCCAGGTCGCTGGTCGTTGTCTGTACAAGCATTCTAGACTGCATCAAAAGGTATTTGCGAATAACAGGTGGCAAGTCCTCAAACTCAGCAAACACCAAATTGTCGTCATCCATGAATTTACGTACCTTTTTTGGTAGCTCTAAACTGGCTTGTTTAAGTGCCGAAAAAGTGAGCTCCACCATCACCTCTTTTAATTCCTTTAAATATTTGGCGCGGCCTTTTGACTGCACATCATATATAGACTCAATCTTTTTAGCATCTGGCAGGCTTTTGTAGTTTTTCATTATGTCTGCAGTAAGGTTTTTGGATATATCAGACAGGTTGTTTTTGAGTACTTGCCCAATTTTACCGCGCCCATTTTTTATTTGTTGCTTAGCTCTTTGCTCAGCAAAGCGCATAACCTCACTTAGTTGGGCCTCGGGGTCTTCCTCCTCTTCCTGCTCGTCCAAGTCTTCCTCAGTCTCGTCAGGTTCAGGCTTACCATCTTTGCCAGTTTTTGGTGGCTTTGGCTCAGTCTCTTTCTTAAGGTCGCGCGCATCTTCCTCGCGCATTGGTGCAAGTTTTAAGCGTCTACGCAGCTCATTTTCAACTGTGTCGTCTGGCGTAATGTGTCCAGATTCCGTAAGGGCTTTCATAATTTCTGAGAACTCTTTACCAATTTGGTCAACAATACCCCTATGTACCATTTGCGGGTAAGTCTCTTGTGGGCCAAAGTTTAAATCGATTAGCTCTTTTCCAATTGTGGTAATTTCCTCAGCAATAAGATCAGCAATATATAGTATGCCGTTTGTGAAGAAGTCGGACAGGTCGCTGGATAAGGCGTAACTGCCACCACTGCTTTGGGCACCAAGCTCTAGGAAGTTGGCCAAAAATGCAAAAACCATTTCCTGGTTCTCAAACATAATGGTGTCTTTAACCTTTTGCGGGTCGAACTTGGTATCTAAATAGCCAAGGGTCCAGCCTTGTGGGCGCATAATGTAGTTTTGTTGATGTGTAGTGAGCTTTTTTAAGGTGGCCTTCATGTTGTTGTACTCGTCTGAGTTTTCCTTGCCGGCAGGCACCTCAACGTCTGGCGTGGGAATGGCTGTCTTTTCAATACCAATAGCCAAAAGCTTTAAATACATTTGTTTGCGCTTCCAAGCACCAATACAAGGTCTTAGCAAACTAATGCCCTCATAGTTGTCACCCTCTTGCTCAAGCGTAACAATGTTTAAAAACTTAGCGTCCATTTTAACCTTGCGCTCGACATCACCATAGGACTCTTGTTCAACACTTAGCAATTCGCCATTGGGGTCTAGGTGAAAATACTCAAGGGTCTTGGGTGAACGCCAGCCAAGGTTTTTAAGCCCAATGTAATCACCCCACTTTTGGTGGCCCATTACACGCTTATGGGAACGCTCAAAACAAACATAACCAAAATCACAGCAAGTCAAAAACTCACTAAGCAGTCGCTTGAACTTTTTACGTCTATATACATTGGCAGCGCCAAGGTCGTTAAAAACATGGGTTAAAAACTCAGCGTGCTCCTCTGAGGTCTTGTCGTTCTCTGCAGGCTGCCATATCCAATCGGCAGAACGTAAAGGGTTTTTTACTGCAGATAAGCACATTTTTACTCGAGCATCGCCCCTGCGCATCTTATCGAAAAGAGTGGCTTTTTCCGTGCCCTGCAGCTCTGTTAAATAATCCTCGTCGTAAATACCGCTATATATTTCTGTACCTGATGCGCCAGACTCATTTTCCTGCACAACAATTACCCTATCGTTTTTGCCATTATTATTGTCTTTAAACATGAAATCTAAAATGCCCATACTGTCCTCACCATTGTTCAGTGTTGTCTAAAAAGCCTGTTATTGTTGAACTGTCAGAGTCCGGTGGCTTAGCCTGACCTACATTTTCTCCAGTTAAAAAGTTAAATGCGCCCGATGCTGCATCCACTTGGTCGTCTTTACCAACAGACTCTGGGTTTTCCTTTTTTTTGCGCGGGTTATCTTCCGGTGGAAAAGACTCATGCTCATTAATAAAAGTATCATTCCAACTGCCCTCCATAAGCTTTACATTGCCGGCCTGAACTTGGGCAGCGTAAGGCGTTGCCCTAGTTACTTTGTCTTTATGTACCGGAAATAGTCTAACATCATAACCGGCAAGCGTGCGGGTCCAGTTCTGTGCTTCGACTTTACCGGCCTGACCAGGGTCCTGTTCAATACCAACCGTTACCCTTACCTTATCACTTGATGTTATATTTTTAATCTTTTTTTCATTACCAAGTGGGCCATCGCGGAAACGCTCAACGTGCTCAATAATATACAGACCATTCCTGGTTACGTGCATTTTTACACCAACGGTCCAGTCAGGGTTAGGGTTTGCCTTGCTTGGTTTTGTTGCAGCCCTATCCCAGTAACGGACGGAGCGAATAACATCAGCGGGTAAAGTATCAATTATTTCGAAGTCGGACCTTGTAAAGTACTCACCAGACGCCGCGCGTATTTTCCAGTTACCATCTAATAGTCTGGAACGCTCAACCCTATCCAGGGCATTAAGGTTGGCCAAATACTCTGGGTTTTTTTCCATTAACAATTTATTGTCCGTTACTCGCGCACGTATAAATGTAACCGACTTGGCATATTTAACAACTTCCGGAGGGTAATGCTGGGCAAGGTCCTCTTTTGAGTCACCCCACACCATGTCGTCACCGTCTTTAATGAACCAACGTAGGACGCCATCGCGCTCAGGTATTGGAAAGCCCGTCTCCTCGTCTATCCACCATGAAATAAACTTGGCCACCCAGCTATCAGCATCAGGGTTACAAGTGGCCCTTACATAGCCTGGCACACCAGTAACAGAACGGTTACGAGACAACATATAGAAAAACTGGGTTCTGCTAAAATGTGTAAGCTCATCAAATATAATGATAGGTATAGCGGAGCCCTGCCAATCATACTTATTATGTTCGTGCTCCATGTGGGCAAATTTAACAGTTAAACCGCCTGGCATTTTCCAATCTAAAAAGCCAGACTGCCTTGGATGCATACCAACCAATGGGTAAATATTTGAAGCATCATCCCAAAGGCCACCAGGGTTAGTTATTTGTTTTGTAGTACGCCTAAAAATAACAGCATCAACATTGCGCTTATGCAAATACCTTAATGGGTCCAAAAGAGCGGCGTAAGACTTGCCACCACCAGCACCACCACCGTATATGGCAATGTCAGCTTTTGTAGATAGAAATTCTTTTTGTGGTCCCTCTTGGGGCTTAATTTTTCTGACTGCGCTCACTATGCTCCTCAGCGGTTTTTCTTTTGTGGCAATCTACGCAAAGGACTTGCAGGTTGTTTGGGTCAATACCTTTGCCACCATCTGTAATGGGTATAATGTGGTCAGTTTGCCAGATATGTCCAGTGCCATAACCAAGCTGGTGCAAAGTAACCCTTGGGTCATCGTCACCAAACATTTTAGAGTAGGTAGGGCTTTTAATGAAAGATTTATTGCGCTCGTACTTACGCTTTATTGTCTCAACAATTTGGTCTTCGTAATTAAGGCCACAACCCTTACAAGAGCAGTCTTGCTTAAATATTAACCTTGCCATCTTTGGTGCTGGGTTTTGAGGTGCGCAAAAGTGCATAGCTGTATGCACGCAGTCTTGGCCACACCATCGCTGTTGACGACCCTTAAGCTTTTTACGGTCCCATGCACAGTAACCCTTAATATTGGGTATGTTGGAAAGACTTACTATTCTAACGGACCCCACAGCATCCAAAATGGCCTTAGTCTCAGCACAAGGCTCAACCAATTTGTGTACAATAAGCAGGTCCATTACTTCACTAATCATTACTGCCTTTTGCTCCGGAGCTTATTGACCTTGGCAATTTCCTCATTAAGCCACTTGTGAATAAGTGAACTTTGAAACCTAACCGTTACCTCGCCATGGTCAGAGTGGACCTTTTTGCATATAGGCTCTTGGGTCGCAACAGCAATGTTTTTAATCACACGCTTTATTTCGCGTATGTTGCCAATGGACACTTCGCTTTTTTTGCCTTCGTTTGCGGCGATGAGCTTTTCCAGCTCCTTGTCGTATTTAGGCATTAAAACCTCCTAGTTATGTCTAAGCCTGTCCATAAACTTAATAGTCGTGCAACCGACCTCTTAATTGGCGCAGGTGATGTTAGTACGTGACTTGTATAAATTTTAGCCCAATTGGTTTTTGGTGATGTTGAGTAAATTGGGAACTTTGTTTCGTTTAAAAACTTGGTGCCTATCCTGATGCGCTTACCAGCCATGGGGTTTTTGATACCCAATATAAAAAACTTATGAGGAAAGCCGTACATTTGCTTTGCTGGTCTTATGCGTATTTTTTGATCAGACGCCAACTGCAGTAAATCCTCTGGGTGCATGGAGCCACAAAAAGAGCAGGTCCTATAAGGGACGCCGTGCTCTGGTCTTGGATCCTCCCACTTTAATTCATGCCTACTGTAGACCCCATCATATTGCATACAACGCATTAAAACTTATCCTTGTATTTATTTTCGAACATATTGGCCATACCAAATATTAAGCCCCAAGTGCCACCAACAATCAATACAGCAAGCCCGAGCAGGACCATTGACTCATAACTAAACATCAAAAACACCCTTATTTTTAGACACGTAGTCGTCAACTATAGCCACCGCTTTACAGTAGAGACGTAAGTCACCAGACACCAAATGATTAAGCAACAACCTCATTTCCCTTATGTAAACCTTTGCAAAACCAGGGTCGTGCTGAATTATTGAGTAACTATTGTCTATAAGGTCTGCAAGTTTTATTGTTTGCGCTTCTGGAGGAGCGTTGCCAATGTGTAGCCGGTCTATTTCTTTGCGCTTAGCTCTATTTCCATCTGTAAGCTCTGAAACATCAGTAAGCCAAAAAACAAGGTCTCTTACTTCCTTACCAAAGTGCATTTCAATATCACTGTGCTTTGCTAACGTGTCCTCAACGGTATCGTGTAATATTGCAGCGCATACCATTTCTGTGGTGTGGCGTCTGGACTCCCTAACTAATGTGGCAACAGCCAGCGGGTGTTTTATATATGGGTCGCCGGTGTATTTTCTGACCTGGCTACCATGGGCAATTGTGGCAAACGAAATTGCTCGGTCTATTATATCGCTCATAACTGCACATCCTCGTCGTCATCAATTTCCCTGCCATTTGAAGGTAGCTCAATAATAACCTGCGCAGGTGGTGCTATTGGCTTATCCCCACTTGTAATGTCTTGCTTATCTTTCCACCCATAACGGTTTTTCATGTTGAACACAAAAGAGGCAGCACTAAAACCTGGCAACAGACCCCTTGCACCCATGATGCCTATTTTCTCCCATGTGTACCGGCAATAGTCCTCTGCAACCTTTTTAGCGTCTGAAAATTCTGGGTGCTCTTTTACCCATTCATAAAGTGTTGATTTAACTACGCCTATCTGACCAGCAAATGCCTCAAAGGACATACCTGTTTTCCCATGCTCTATTAGTAGTTCACAAAATACAGGGTTGTATTTACTAGGACGTCCGACTGGTTTATTGGTCTTATCATTAACGGCAGCTTCTAAGCGCATTTTTTCCAGGTACTCAGTCCACTGTCCAACAAGTGCCTTTTCCTCTGCAAGTTTTTGAGCCGGCGGTATATATTCACGCTTTTTAGCTTTCTTTTTGGTCTTTTTCTTTCTGACTGCCATTTGTCCCTCCCTATATCGTGCTTTTAAAATTTATACTACCACAGTAATATAAGTCTAATGCAAATTACATAACTAAATGGAGGTACAAATGCAGCACGAACTCAAAATCGAAATGGTAAGCCTTAAGGATTTAAAGCCACACCCTAAAAATAGAAACAAGCACTCAACTGAACAAATAAAGAGACTGGTTACATTAATAGAGGCGCAGGGGTTTCGCGTCCCTATAATTGTGAGCTCATTATCTGGTTACATAGTAGCTGGCCATGGAAGGTTGGCGGCTGCAAAAAAAATGAAGCTCAAAAAGGTCCCAGTTATTGTGCAGACCTTTAAAGATGCTGAGCAAGAGTATGAGCATTTGGTTGCAGATAATGCCATTGCCCAGTGGTCGCACCTACAGCTTGGAGCAATTAAAGACGACTTACGGACCCTAAATATTAGTAATATCGATTTACTTGGTCTGCAGGAGTTTAGCCCATTGCCTAATGAAATTGAGGCACCAGGTCTTAATAGCGGTGGTAAAAAGGAAATTGAGCAAATTACATTTACAATACACGCCGAGCAGGCTGTGTTAATACGCCAGGCGCTTGCTGTCTCAAAGGACATGGGGCCATTTAAAAAGACCAAAAACAAAAATGTAAACGGTAACGCCATTGCTCGTATTTGTGAGAGTTTTCTAAATGGGTAAGGCAAAAGACATTGTACTCAAATTTATAAGCTCTAGAGACGGTAATGCTATATGCAAAAAGTACCATTACAGTAAAAAGGTTGTCCCAAATAGCCAACTACATATTGGCGTCTTTTATGATGGTTTTTGCGAAGGTGTAATGCAGTTTGGTCCAAGTATGCGTAAGGACCTTACCATTACAATGGTTAAGGACACTGAATGGAATGGCTTTTTGGAGCTTAACCGAATGGCATTTAGCGATGTACTGCCTAAAAATAGTGAAAGCAGGGCGCTGGCTATTGCCCATAAGCTAATAAAAAAGCATTACCCGCATATTGAGTGGATTATAAGCTTTGCGGACGGTACACAGTGTGGTGATGGGACTATTTACAGGGCCGCTGGTTACTACCTTACCCAAATTAAACCAAATACTGGGTTAAGGATTAACCCCGAGGACGGTCAGCCATTACAGGCCATGGCGGCATACCATAAAGGTCTAATGGGTGAGTTTAGTAAATGGGAAAAATTAAAGGGTTTTCAGCTGCGATATGTTTACTTTTTAAACCCCAAGGCAAAGGGTCGACTTACTGTGCCTATATTGGACTATGGACAAATTGAAAAGGCTGGTGCTAGTATGTACAAAGGCTTGCGGCGGTAGCTTAAATGGTAAAGCGGTTTACTACCAGTAAATAGTCGGCAGTTCGAACCTGACCTCGTCGCTCCAATTAAAAATAGTAAGGCTTAATAAGCTCCTTGTAATAATACTCCTCAAACTCACTCATATAAACAGCAACAAGCGTTGCTTCCCTGTACATTATTGAGGCAGGTATGCTTTTTCCGTCTTTTTCAATAAAATCATGGGTGTGCTCTAGGCCAAAAAGACAGTGGCCAGCCTCGTGCAAAATAACACTTTCAATTACTATGGCGTCCAATTTGTTTTGGTTGAAAAAGTCCCTATCTATATAAATAACTCTAAAGGACGGTCTTTCAATACAGCGCCCAACAGCGCCCTTGTGGTCTATTGCCAAATTATCCCTAAGCTCGACACCAAAATTAAGTCTAATGGGGTTGCCGGTGTACTTAAGTATTTTGTCCTCAACTGAGTAGACGTAGGGTTGCAGCTCAGCATCGACCTGTTTTTTGTCGCCACATGAGCAAAGGGTTGTCAGTAATATAGTTAAAATTAAAGTCTTCATTTTAAAGCCCTTTCGTAAAGCTCTTTGTCTGCCAAAATAAGGTCGCGTATTACTTGCGCCATATACCAAGACCCAATGGCCTCAAATTGTAGTTGTGCTTGCTGTAGTAAAATTAGGTTTGCCAAAACTTTTTCCATGCTTAACTCCTTTTAATTATCAATCGGTTTTTAATGTTAAAAACTTATTAATATTCCAGGTAAAAAGCCTTTTTAATAAGGTTGTCTAATTTGTCCTCAAGACCAGGGCCATTGTGGCTTATCTCGTCGTATGCTGTATCGGTGTCGTGGTCCACTATGGACATCCAAATGCGGCCCATTTTATTTTCAATTTCAAAGCTAAACCCCTTAGCCTTAAGTTTTTCTGCCATAACGGCAATTGCCTCAGGTCTGTCTATTTCCACCTGAGTCTTGGTGCCACGTGGAAACAAAAATTGGGTCCATTGTATTGGTTTTAAGTTAGGCATATTTACTCCTTTATAAAATGGGGTGACCAGCCAGAAAGTCAGCAAACTGTTGTTTGGACAAACTGGCCACCCCGCCTAGTTTTAACTGCTAAGTCAACTAGGTGTTTTTGTTTTCATGCTTAATTAATTTTACATAGATTTTAAAGTATTGATGCTTACTATAACCCTGTATTTTTTTTGTCGCTGGCGCATTTACACAAGCATCAAGGTAACAAAAGGTCTCTTTAATATTGTCAGAGACATAAGCTGTAACGGCAGCGTTAATTTTATCAAGTATATGGTTAGATCTTTCAGCCTTTTTACAAGCATAGTATTTTTCCAGCATTGACGAATGCCCAGACGACTGAATCTTGTAAGCTCTTTTGGCATAAATTTTTACTAATTCTGGGTGTGTTTTTAATAAAATAGAGAAAGTGTTATTGGTTAAAAAAGACATTAAAACTCCTTGGTTGACTTAGCCCTTACAGGATAACACAAGGGGTTATTTTGTCAATACAAAAGCAAAATGTACTGTTTTAAGACACTTAAATGGCCGATACCAGCGTTATTTAGGACTGCTCGGCACCACACAACCCAAAGGAGTACTGGTCTTGGCAATTTCAAGGTAACACCACGAACCTTTTGTCGGACCAATTCCAGTAAGACACGCTGGCGTCATCTATCACGAAAACCCGACCACCTAAGCATGGTGCATTTATTTTAGAATATCAATAGATAGTGTCGAATTTAGCTTTTAAGCCTGGCAAAAAGTCAGCCTCTGTCTCTATAAGGTCCAAGCTTATTGACACCATTACGTACTGACCAGTGGGCTCACTGCGCATTACTGGCAAGGCCACGCCAGGGTAAAAGCGGCAGTCATCAACCTGCAGCATATTAGACAGGCAATCATATAGAGCCTTGCACTTATTTGAGACATCCATGCGCTTACGCCTTGGTCTTTCCATTTTTTTTACTGGCTTAGTAAATAGGCTTGAGTATTGAAAAAAGAAATAGGCGTCTACACGTATCATGCGCCGGTGGTCACCAAGCTCCCATTTTAGCTGCTCCTGTATTTTGGCAACGTGCTCAAACCTTTTTAAAGCCCAGTTACGAAACCTAAGCTTGTACTCCGCGGACTCCTTGGACTCAAAACGCCTATTGGTTTTCCAGTCGGTGGCATAAAGTTGGTTTTCACTTGGTGGCATTGGTATTTGGTCAAAAAGTATTTTCATTTTTTACCCACAATATTACTTACTTTGCTAAGTATTTTTTTTAACTCTAAACTATTTGCAACAGCATCTATAAAAGACCTGCCGCACAGATGCAGCTCCTCTGCTTGGTAAGTGAAGGTTTGCCTAATTTTATTTTTTTCTTTTTGAGTTTTTGCCTGCTTTAAAAGCTCGTGCATTTTGTAATCTGGCATAGTTAGTCCATTGCAATAATGTAAAGGGCAATAACAAATGAAATTATCAGTGGGGAGAATACCCAAAGCCAGTGCCAATCTATATTGCCGGTTAACTTAAGCACTACAAAAATAATTGTTAAAATAATATCAAGCTTCATTTAAAAACCTTTTGTTAAATTAATTGGTTTCATAGGTATCTAATATATAAAATTTACCTCTGAAAACCTTAAACTCAACAACACCGTAATAGCCTTTTAGTACTCTTTTGCGCTTAAAGCGTAAGCAGAAAGACTCAAATAGTGTAATTTCAGACATTTTTTTAAAATCAATTTCATCAAAATAAACATTCATAAAAACCTATGGGACGGGCAAAAAGGCCCCCGCTAAACGTAGCAAACAGCGAGAGCCTTAACCTGTAGCCTTTTGGGGAGGTTACATTTATTTAATCAATCTTCGTCGTCGTCGTCATCTTTGTAAGGCAGTCGAGCGCTATCAACTGCACTTTTTTTAGACTTACGGTTGGTTTCAAGCTGGTGGACTTCCGCAATCTCGCGGTCCTTAAGCTCCTCAGGGGTTAAATTTTCCTCTGGGTTTTTCTCAGCCTTGGTTTTCTTTTTAGCCTTTTTGGACGCTTTCTTTTTGCGCACGCCTTTTTTCTGCTCAGTATTTAATTTCATTTGCAGTTCAGCATCGTGCATTTCGCGCTCTTCTATTAGCTCGTCTTTAAAGTAAAATTTAACGGTCTTGTCTTCCCAGTCTAAGACCTCTTGCACCTCAACCTCGCGCATCTCATAGCCCTTAACGTGGTTGTCCAGTAAACGGTCGACCTCTTTTTGGTGCTCCTTAATACGCGCCTTTTGCTCTTTATTATGAGCCTTGAGGTCGTCAGTTAATTTATCACGGTCCTTTGTGTGCTCATTGGCCTTTGTTACCATACTGTCTTTTTCAGCCTCAGTAAGGTCAAAGCGCATTTCGCGCTGTACTTTGCGCTCCATCGTGGTGTTGTCTTTTGACATTTCTACTCCTTTTTAAAGTGAAATTATTTTGTACATACTAAAATCATTATTCAAGGAATTTGTGGAGTTTTTTATTTAAAATATCGTGGCGTTCCATCTTTTTTAACCAATTACGCAGACTAGGGTAACGGTTGTACATATAACTAGGACAAGTGTCGTGCCACTCTTTATGGTGCTTTCCACATAGTGGCATTACGTTTTGCTCGGTATCGTTGCCAAGCCTACTGCCAATGGTTGTAACGTGATGTGCCTCATTTGGTGGCCATTTGCCACAAGCGCAACATTTTTGACGTCTTACTGTGGCCAATAGTTTTTGGTTTACAATTCTTTTGGTTTTAAAATCAGTCAACAGCGCCCTTACTCTTTCTGCTTTTAGCCCTATGTTTCGCATCATACCTGTTGTGGCAAAGTTGGCACAAAGCTCTAAGATTATCCATATCATTGTTTGTGGGGTCGTGGTCTAAATGAGCTATTGTCAAAACAACTTTAGATTTAGTAACTGGGTTTGGCTCATAGTTTTTTGCCCCACACCACTCACAAGACGCCGCTCTTGCTAAAACTTTTGATCTAATTAGTGGCCAATTTTTAGGGTAAAGCTTTTTATTTTCCGGTTTTATTGGCATTTTTAGCTTTATATTTATGCGCAACCGCAAGACTAAGGTTTTTAGACATAGCATCGCGCACCGTTTCGCTTACATTGTCACCATTGTAAATCATAAAAATGTCGCACTTCTCATCCATATTGACCAAACCATTAATAAGGCTTTTACGCTCATCTGGTGTCATGTGTATAAGGACTGGTGTGGCACTTGGGTCTACTGGCTTCCTGTTACCTACTTTAAAAAACACACTTACCTCCTGAGATTTCTGTCTTGAAGTGCGAACAATATACATAAAACAAACATTACAACCATAAGGACAGCGAGGGGTCCATAAAACGGTAAGGTTACAAGCCACCAGGACCAATCGATATACCCCATTAATTTTAAAACCACGAAAGTCACGCCCAAAAGACCCAGCACTCCTACACCACCACTACTTTTATTGTTTTTCATTTTTACTCCTTTTCATCAATCGCTCCTATGAAGTCTTTGAGTTCTTTTATCGCTCTTGTTAATTTATTAACACTGTTCACCCACTCTTCTGGCGTTGGCTTACCACTCTCTAAACCTTCCATTTCACAACCATGCAAGAATAACAAACCTTCTGAATGAGCTAAGGCCATCCTAAACTCGCTCGACTCTAGCAGTAGGGCTATGCCTGCTTTGGCCGTGTCATTACAAATTTCAATAAGACTTTTCCTCTCTTCATCTGACAAGTGTCCCAGGTCTATCTCTTTGCTGACATAATCTTCGGACTTCTGTTTAATCATCTCACTAAGCTTGGTAATTGGGGACCTCCATTAAATCAGAAAAATTCTCAAGACTTAAAGCTGTGTCTTTATTGACATATATTTCTTTTCCATTGATTTTTTTATACCAGAGCCAATGGGCACACACATCACTTGTATGTTTCCAACCTTTATCCCTTAAAAACTTATCCACTGCTGCTTCCAATTGTTCTTTTTGGAGCCTTATATCCATAGGATGTTTAAATTTGTAATCTCTGTAATCTATCTCCATCCTCACACCTCATCTTTCTTTTGTTGCTCTTGGGTTTTAGACCATATAGTTTCTATTTGCGCCCTATATCCACAACTTACTCTTACTCGATATGGGTCAATCCACATATTTGTTTTAACAGGGAATCTGTTATCTGAGCTAAAACCTGCATCTTTACAAGCATCTGATAAGACTTTATCAGGGCCATAGTCCACACCAATACATCTTAAACTAGAGCCAAAATCTGGGTTTTTAATGTCCCAAACATCTGCGACTCTTTTGTGTATTCCAAGCCTAAGTTTACTTTTAAAATTTTCAATCTGCTCATCACTTAATGGGTCGTGTTTAATAAGGCCAAACATAGCACCATGAAAAGGCTCTCCATTATCAAACTTTGGTTTGTCTTTTAATTGTTCAGCCCACCATTCAACTGCTACTGCTACTTCTTTTTGCATACTTACCCCTCACACTTTTGCTTATTTTGTTGAGTGTCTTGTTGTTGAAATTCATTATGAAAAGGAACAAAAGTTGATGACATCATATTATGAGATTTATCAAAACTTCTGTATATCCATCCGCCAGGTACTCTCATCACGGAGGTTGCAAGCATATCACTTGGCTTATTTTCCTCTGTTCTAAGGACATCATGTAAACTCATTTGATAAATATTAATGGTTTCTAACTCTTTCTTCTCACCGCTCATGACTTTTCCTTTTTACTAATGGCGTCCACTAACGACATGGACTTTTTAAGTTTTAAAATTTCTGGTTGCGCAGGTAATGAGACTTGGGTCGTGTGGTGTACGCCGTGCTGGAAGTCGTATGTAACCATATCAACCCACTCCTTGCGCCTGAACTCCAACTTAACCAAACCAGACTGGTAATCGTACCTAGTGACACCAAACTTGCGCCTGTAGTAAGCCCAATCCTCTTGGGTAATTTGCTCAAAGTTTATTTCGCCGGTTAGGTAGGAAATAAATCTGTCCACGCAGGCCACCGCCTGGTCTGCAGGACTTAGCATTTGCAAAGTCTCTTTTTGTAGGTACTTACCAATAACAGCAATGTTTGGGAAAAATTGCTCGTTAAGGGCCACTTGCCTTGCTACGTCCTGCCAGTCGTGGTTAAAGCCAAGTGTGTTATGTGCAAGGTTGCACATGGCCTCCATGCGTGACTTGGTTAATTGTATGCCGTAATTTTCTGCCAATATTAAAAGCATTTTTTTAAACTGTGTCCTGTCCATTACCCGACTCCTTTTCCAGCTCGTCCCATAGGGTGGCGTTCCCGAGGCTTACTCTCTCTGACTTGGTTTGTGGAGCCCCATGGCCACTATTTCCGCGCCTATCCCAGCCCCTGCCAAGCCAGCCTGCCATGGCTTGTTTCCAACCCTTAAGGGTCTTGTTGCCCTTTCCAGCATCGCGGTAATACTGGTAAGCCTTAATTAATTCCCTCTCGACCCATTGGCGGTCTGGATACATTTCAACCCATTCATTAAAACGGTCTTCGCCAATTTCAAGTAAAAGCTCAGTGACATTGCTAATTTTTAGAACACCAGTGCGGTTAGATTTTTTTGGCTTTGGTGCTGGGTCGGGTTTGCCCGACTCAGCTTTAAGAGTCTCGTCTGTCTCGTCTCGTTCCGTCTCGTCTCGTCTCGTAGGTGTCGTCTCAGTGTAGTGGTTTTTAGTGGAGTCGTTGTCTTTTTTTAGTGTTACTGTAACAAGTCCTTTTTCGCTAAGGAAATCAAACATTTCCGAAGCTTGCTCTTTTGTTAACTTTGCCTCATCACAGAAAACCTCAAGCCCAAACTCGCCAAAATCTAAAACACCTTTGTTTTCTTTTGATGCCATACATAAAAGGATTACCCAGCCCAATCTTACGTGGGGAGGTTGCTTAAAAAACTTCCTGTCTTGGAAAAAATCATTGTTTAACCTTAACCATGTGTAGGTTTTTTGAGCACGCTTGGGGTTAAATTTATCCCATTTTTTAATAGTTACGACCATACTAGTGCAGCGTATCGCCGCCCCCCTTCCTGTTTATTTCCGTTATAAGTGAAAGACCGACCTCGATCATTTGCTCATGGTTAAGGGTTTCCAGCGGCACCGAAATTTTACACCCGCGCTTAAGGAGCTCTAAAATAAAAAGCTTACAAGTGCATGGGTCTGACAGCACTGCCGCGTAAACGTCAACGTGCTCATTTAAGTTTGTTTTTGTCGCTGTTGCGTCCACGACCCCTCCTCTCATAGTCCGCTTCCATTAGTAAGTTTTGTTTTTCTAAATGTACTGTGGCCCTTGAAAGCGCGCCTACCATGCGCCATTGGGCGCGTATGGCTTCCTTAAAATTGCCATTTTTAATCCAAAAATCGACCTGTTGAGCAGCGTTACCAAGGTCGTAATTTTCAATACGTTTGACTGCATTTGAAAGTATTTCCGACTCCGCTTGTGAAATATATTTCATTACTTCGATCTGTGACATAAGCCCCCTTTTTGGTTGCCACCCATGGCGTTTGTTGTTAATTATTTTAAGACTCTTTTGATGACGACCTTAGGCCCCTCGGGGCCTTTTTTAATCAAGTTCCGCTATAATACTACCAACCTCTTTTTTGTCCCTACTAGGTGTTACGTCTGTTTCGTAGACTTCCTTGATGTCTTCAAACATATCAACACCCTCAAGGGCGCTGGCATACTCCGCATCGTAGGCGCGCTTTTTACACTTATGGTAAAGCATATCTTTTGTGTACTTAGACCAAACCGAGTCCGGTTTTGTGGAGGTCGTTAACAGCTTGGCCTTTTTGGCATCGTCCATTGTAAAGTAGTACTCGTTCCAGTAGTCGCGCCCTTTGGTTTTAATTTGAATTACGCAGGCAAAAACTTCATTGGTAAGGTTTTCATTTTTTATGCAAATTTCCTTACTTTCCTTGTCCACATAGAAAACCCTTTGCTCGCCCCATTCAGGGTGCTTTTGGGCCAAGGCTGTGTAAAGTGAACTGTGGGGGCAAATTTTACCCTTAATGTAAGCCATTTTATTCATGGCCTTATGCTTTAAACCAAATTGTTGGCAAAACATTAATGCAGAGGCTACAGCCTCAAAACCCATTGCTTTTAAATCCGGTGGCGCTAACTGCATAGACATTGCCATTTTTGCAGCTGCGCCAAGCTCATGGTGGTTTGTAAATGCAAAATTACCGTCTTTATTAATTTTGCAAACAGGTGCCTTGTCTGTGGTGTTTTTGTCTTTTGCTGAAACGTCTACTAGTTCAGTAGTTTGGTCGCTCATAATCCTCCCCTTTTTATTGTGGTGTAAATGTTATTTCCATGTGTAATTTTGTCAATACATTGGTTTGGATTGGCGAACAATGGAGCAAATGTTATGCACCACATACCACAGACTTTTCCACATTTAATGGTTATTGTTCAAAAAGTGGTCATCTCCGTAGGCTTCTTTTTCGTACGCAATATTGTAGTAAGCTTTTTGGTGGTCTTGGCCCATAAGCCTTAATGCACAATAAAAAAGCAAATAACTTAAGTAGAATTTAAACCTGCCAATTTTTTGAATCTGCCCAACGTGTACCATTTCATGGTCCATTGTGGACTGACTTGGCTCAGCCTCTGAAAACAGTATATAGGGGTATAGGGTAATGGCATTTACCTTTAAAAGCTTTGGTATAAATGAATTAAAAACTGGTCGCACTTCCATTACCTAATATTGGCACAAGCCCCGTGGGGCTCCAAGTTTAAATGCGCGACCAGTTCAAGAGTCTAGGGTATTAAGTTTTTTTCTGCGTGTAGTCCCATTTTTTTACCAGACCGTATCCGTCAAAATGGCGCTTATACATAGCCACCATATTTTTACCAATACCAGGGTCTGACTTAATGGGTGTGTTTTTAAAGGGGCCGCAAGTAAAATTTGAACTTACAGACCCCTCTTTTTCGCCACTAATGTTTTGCAAAGTAAACTCTATATTAGTGCCTAAGGTTTGGATAAAGTTGTCAATGTCATCAACAATTAAAAGATCACACATACATTTTAACCATAGTACGCGGAAAGATACCAAGCTGGCTCTTGCCATGGAATGTCCATCTTTTTACAAAAAACTCTTAACTTGTCTACGCTAGAGGGTTCAACGCCGAGGTCTGCTATTGGAGTAGACTCGTAGCAATAAGCTTTGCGCTTGTCTAAGCTTAGAAAGTAGGTCGGAGAATCATAATGCCCACTTGTGTCTATTTCAATAAGACCATCATGGGTTAACTTTTCCAAAGCAGCTCTTTTTCGGTTATAAAAAGCCTCTAATTTTTTGTTAGCCACAGTAAACTCTTTTGTGCCTTCCTTAACAGCATACTCACCCTCTGGCGTCCACATACCTGAATCATCGACAACATTTAAAACCTCCATGGCTTTATTTTCCCAGTCGCACTCGTGCTCCTCCATCCAATCACAAATAAGGTCGGAATCTTCATCATGAAAAGGAAAACCATAATAAATATAAGCTATACTTGATAAACCCATTACAAGTCCTCCACCATTGAAATAAAGTCCACAATGCGCTCGCTGAAACCACTGACGCTAATCCATTTGCCATAACTGACAGTAGGTTTAAAGCCTGCAACATTAATCATGTACGATGCTGGGTAAATAGGTTGTGGCACAGCATCTGCGCTTTGCTCGTCTGTAAAAACAATCAAACGGTCGTAGTCTGGGTGCCTATCTTGTAACGCCTTTATAGAGGCGCCAAGGTATGTACCACCACCACGTTGTTGGTAAATGGCGTCTGCAAGAGCAAAGCCCTCCCTGTTTGGCATTGGGTAAACATAATTGTTAAAAGCAAACACCCGAGACTCTTCGCATATTTGTTTTAAAATCATGGCCAAACCCGAACCAGCGTCCAGTCGGTTCATGTCAGACTTAGAGCTAAGTTGAGACATCATTGAAGCTGATACATCCACAAGCACCAAAGTTTTGCCCATAAGTTTTGGGTAAGAGGCCACCTTGTCGAACATAACAGACTCAATAATTGGCTCCAAATGAGGACATTGTCTTGCGGCTGCAATAAATCTAAATGGCAGGACGCGCTCATAATTTGCAGACAAAAGTGCTGTCTTAATTAACTTAACGTCAACGCCAACCTTTTCCATATTGCGAAGGTTACGCAATAAAGCCATGGCACCAAGCTTATTTTCCTTTAATAGCCTAGTCCAAACCTCAACTGTGTTGCCTTTTGCGGACAAGTTTACTTCCCATGTGTCTGGAGCTTTTAAGCCACCATCAAGTAACTGCTTCCATAATAATTGTTGCTCTTTATCCTTAGGCTTTGGGTGCGTAAGGTTAAAAAGATCATGCAATTTTATGCCACCCTTGTTTTGGTACTTAGCCAATTGGTACTCACCAAAAGTATTTAGCTTGTCAGCAATACCCTTTTTAATTTGGTTAGCTATTGAGCGCTTACCGCCCTTCCAATAAATGGCCAACAACTCTGTTAGGTCGTCAGGTCTGTGCGTAATTTTTGGTATTAATGCGCGTACAGCGTGGCGGTGCTTTGGGTTCTCAACCATAGTGACCGCAAGGAATAGTGGTACGTGCCGCAAGTTCATATCGTGGCGTGCCTCTATTGCTAAGTCGCACAAGTCCTCTGTTTTTATTTGGTCCACAAGTTTGACAATACGTGCTGCCAAGTCGTTGCCAGACTCATAAAAAGAGGCCTCCCAAAGGAAACAGCTAAGCACTGCTCGCCTTAACTCTATTAATGGTTTTGGTGTGTGCGCCTTACCACCTTCGTGGGTGCGCATTGGTTGCGCGGCACTTTTAGATCGGTTGTTTAAGCTGGACATAAAAAAACCTCCTGGTAAATAGCTTAAAGTTTGTTGCAAAATCCAAATTTGAAGTAACTTTAACGCTCGCCAAGGAGGCATAAATAGCAAAAAAACAATTGCCTAGAAAATTGGGTCGGTACATAGTGCTCTACCATCTGAGCTACATCTGCAAGCAGATGACTGGACTCGAACCAGCGACCACTCGTTTAGCATACGAAGTAACCGACGACCTCGCTAAGGCGTTGAGGCTTTGTAGGAATTTGCCAGCATTTTGTCAATACAAATTATAAATAATTTTTAATGTCTTGTAACACCATGGGAAAAACAGTGACTGGCAAATGTGTATGGCTTGTATTTTTAATGTGGGCGTTTTTAGTGGCACCTTCTATTGGGTTACCATTGGGCCAACCGTCCTGGTAATAGACAATCATAATGTCCACGCCATCGGGTTTTTTAAATTTGGCGTTATTGTAGAAGTCCCAAGCCCTACCGTCCATTACAATCAAAAGCCTGCAGTTAGCGCCATTGCGCACAGCACGCCAGCCAAATGAATGTGTAATACATAGGTCGGCTGTAATTTTAAGGTTGTAGGTGTGGGGCTCGCTGTAGACTTCAAAACCCTGGCTTTCAAGTGGTTGCGTGTATTGGTTGCGCAGGAAACCTAAGCCATGGCTGGCCAGTCCCTCAATTAAAATTGCACTTTTTTTGGTCTTGGTAATGGGCCCCTTAGAAGCGGGGCCACACGAACTAAGTAGGATTATTACACTAATTAACTTCAATACTTGGTAGCTGTATTTCATTTAGTAATTCTATAACACCATTCAAGCCTTTGATAGCTGTTTTTCTGGCATTTAATGCCTCTTGGAATTTAGAAATACTAGACCAGGCACCATAGATGCCATAGCTTTTGCCTAAAATATACTCATTTTTAGGCAGGTTGTGTGATGATTTACCAATCAATTTTGCCAACTCGTCTCTTTCCATAACTACAATAAACTTATTATTTGACGTTATTCCCTGAATATCCATTTTGTCTCCTTTATAAAAAAGTTGTTAATAAATAAATGCTAATAGTAATTGCCAATAGGCAGTAAAAAATTATGGCCCCTTTTTTTGGTTGTCCGTCTGCGTACACTCAATACCTCCTCTAAAAATACGCTTTGCTTGAACGGAAAAATTACCGTCTATAAAATCATTAAAGCCATTTATTAATTCGGCGTTACTGCACTCTTTTGCAGCCGCCATATAGTTGTGCATGATCAGACCAATAAAGACAGCGTTCATGTCGTGGAAAAATGTCTCCATTGTAAAATTATTAACCCTGTAATCCGCTGCACTCGACCTATATGCCGCCGTAAAGCGCTCATTGTTTAAAGTTTTTAAGGTGTCCTGGCTCATCTTATTTGGCATCGTAACCCTCTTTCTTAAGAACATCTTTTGCTATTTCAGTTTCGGCAACGAGCTTTTCCTTTATGTACTCGATGCGACCATCCAAAATTGTCTGTTTAAATTCAGGTAAAGAATTGCTTTCATCTGGAGACACAATAATAACCGACAATGTTCTTACCATGGAATCAATTAAAGCTTGCTCAGCTGTCTCAAAGTCAATGCCATTTTTTTCACAAGCCATCATCATATTTTGTGCCAATGTTAAAAATGCACCTGAAAGCTGGCGCTCTGTATTGTTTTTAAAGTCCATTATCAAGCCCCTCTGTGAAGTCGTTGTATTCCTCGTATTTTAATTCTGAATAAGCAGGCAATGAGAGCTCCTCACTTTGCTCCTGGTAACCAGGCCAAATGCCGGTCTTTAAACCTTTGTTGTATCGAATAAGTGAACGCGCGACATAAGTCTCAGCTGTCTCAAACCAATGCTCTGGGCACAAGTAAACGCAAACACAGTGTGGTGGAACATTTTCAACGGCAACAATAAAAACCTCTGGAACTTGCCCAGTTATTAATTGCACCGAGCGCCTATTTACCCATGTTTGGGTGTGGTAACCAAAGGATAGACAATCTTTTTCAAATGAAAAAAGGCGTGGGTTGCGCGTAGACTTAACCTCAACAATTACATTACCTGAGCGGTAAAAATCCATAATGCTATACCACTGCACTGGTAGGCCATCGTTGCCCAAATACTTATCGTCCTTTGCAAAAGTCCTTACCTCTGGCGTTCCATTGCTTAGCAGTTTTTTAGATTCTGGGTTGCTTTGTATGGCATCAATCATATTCACAATAAGCGTTGCCTGTTTTTCGTTCATAATAAGGGCGTCCTCGCCTTGCTTTGCGTGCCACTCTTTTTTCGCCGCAACAGACCCCTTACCGCTAAATGTGGGCTCAATAACATACAGCCTTTTAAATTCTGCAGGTTCAAGTAAAGCCCAGTGCAATAGACGGCCCAATTTTTTTGATGGTGTATCTGGGTCAACATTACCCTCTATGTATTTCCACCAATAATGCCTTGGCGACTCACTAAGCTTTTTAAGCCTTGCTGGGCTTAAATAGTCCAAAAAGTCTAAATCCCATTTTTCTGTGGAAAACCCATTGGAAACAGTTAGCACACTGTTTGACTCTGTTAATTGTGCAGGCCACTTAATTATGGCGTCTACAATTTCTGACAAAACGACCTCCTTATAAGGTGCCGTACACACGCACTCCTTGGGTAACGAAGGAGTCCTCGTGCGCGCATACGACTAGATATGCTTTTGAAATTTACCCAAGCGAGGCCAACTAATAACAATTGTATGGACAGCGCAACATATTACGCCATGCTGCAAAATATTTGTTTGATGGGATTTAATTTGCTCTATAAGGTCGGAAACGGTTATGAGCCTAGTTACCCATTTTGGGTTACCAGATTTAGCCAGGGGTAACCCTGGCTTTTTAATGCGCGGATGGAGCAAGGGTGGCTCGCCGGTCTCATAAGCCGGAAACCAGGTGGTTCGACTCCACCCTGCGCAACCACTATTTTAGGTTTTTAAGCATTTCTCTATATTTAGGCATTGACTTTGAAAGACTGGCACCAGGGTCTGATTTACGACTTGGCGCAACCTCATCATGACCCACAACCCATTCAATTTTAAACTCGGGGTTTGTGTCTAACTGCCATAAAATAAAGTTTAATAAAGCTTCCTCTTGTGCAGGTGTGACGTACTTTTGGTACTCACCAGACTTAATATTGTCCTCGCCTTTGCTGGTGCGTATGTCTCTAGCATCAACATATTTTTTGGTAGTTTTATCAAGCTTACCCCAACAACAAATTTCCATACCCATACAGTAAAATGAAATACCACTTTTACCTTTCCAAGAGCTTGTGCCAGCGTGGTAAGCAACATCATTTTTTAGATCGAATTTCTCGGGCACATAAATAACCCCGTCCTCATCCATAACCATACAACCAAGGTTACGCTTTGCTAATGAATTAAGGACTGCTTTGGCGCTGTTTTTAGTTCTACCGCTTACGGTGTAGTGGACTACTAAGCCCATGGCCTGACCAGTTTTTGTTTTATATGGGCCACGCTCTTTAAACCTTACGCCTGGCACAGTAACTATTTCTGGGATGATATATTTTTCTCGGTCCTCAATATCTTTGGGTGTTGTGTTTGGTCTTTCCGGCTCGTCAATGTCTTGAGTAATTGAGTCGGCCTTCGCCTGCGCAATCTCGTCAACAGCGAAGTCCAGTATTGAACCAAAGTCGTTTGTATCAATGGCTTTTGTTAAAGCCCAGCGTGCAGTAAATAAGTGGTCTTTTTTATTCATTTTTTACCCTCCAGTTTGTCGAACTTTACACGCCACCTTGGTATTTGTTTATCACAATTTGATTTTTTGCACTGAGTTCTGGCATAAGCTTTAAACGAAACAAATGTAGACAGTGGCAATTGAATAGCTTCCTCAAGTATCTCGTCCCAAGCTTGACCCTCGTACATATTTTCTGGCTTGTTACCAATATACATTTGCTTATCACTGACAAACCAAACACAGTAACCACACTCTGCCTCGCCTATAGTTTTAATGCAGTCTGGGTTTGGCCTAATTCTGACCTCTTTTACAAAGCCAAACTCGTCCAGTATTTCAATTTTTTTTGCTATTTTTTTTCGACAAAATGGCTTGTCTGGCGGCTTATCACAACCACTACTTACGAGCATTAATAAGCTCAATAAAAGCAGTATCGGCTTCCTTTTCTGCATTAATCCACTCCTCGTCTGAAACATCGTCGGGCAATGTTTTTATTTTATATAACTTTTCTCGATATGTTGCGGCCTGTACTCCGGCCAAGTGTTCGGCGTTTACCTGAAAGAGACCAAGCTCTCCAAGTTCCCAAAGTTCACCAGCGCCATATTTAATAATTCCCTCGGCTATCCAATTAAACCATGGTGACAAAACAAAAGGGAAGACCAGTGCGATCTTCCCTATGAGCCAAGCTGTGGCGGCCTTTACTGAGCCGTTTTTTGCAGCCTGTACTAAATCTTCAATATCAATGGTGCTCACTTTTTGGCGGTCTCCTGGTACTTATCACCAAGCACCAACTTGGCAAGCTCCTTGCCCAACATATCCCATGTACCACCACTTATAATGGCCATTACGAAACCGTTTTTAAGGGCTTCCAAAATAGGCACATTATTAAACATGGATAAACCAACCATGGAAAGCATGGCAATTAATGATGTCACCCATGGCAATGCTGATGCTGACAAATTCCACTTTGGTAAAAGGTACTGCCGCAAGACCACCATCAAGAGCATAATGGCAATACCACCAGCAATCAGGTAATCACCTGCAACGAGTTTTTCAATAAGTTGTGGTACCCAGCCAACGGCTTCCTCTACCGTACCTGGTGGCACTACTGCCTCAGCGAAAGCCTTTAATGATAAAAATAAAAACGTGATTAATAAAAAAATATGATTCATATTACCTCCTAGGTATAAAATTTAATCACATACATTAGGTTTTAACACCTTAAAAGTGTCTGTTGGAAGAATATAATCGCAATCTTCAGGAAATTTGTACATACTCCATTGGCAAGCCTTAGCCACCAACTCGGAGCAGTTTCGAGATAAGTCACCGTTACGAATAAACTTTTTTAAAAATGGAAACAATGCTCCTATGTTTTGCTCTGACGCATAAGCTTTCCCGCGCTCACCATGTAACCAGCCCCTAAAAAAGTCTGGGTTAACATTTAAGTTAACTTTTTTTGTGGCTCTTATTACAGCGCCTTGCATCTCTTTTTCAATGTCATCATTGCGGACGCCATTGGGTGTGGTTGCGTGCCAAAGCTCACACTCAAAAATAATGGCATTGTGTGAATAGGGTATTACTTGCTCTTTGCGAGTAATTAAGCGCCAAGTAAGTTTAAGCTTGGCCCAAAAACCTCGGTATTGGCTGTAGGTTAAAAAGACTTGAATCCAAAAGCTAAACAGGTCTGGTTTAATTTCTCCAATCCAAACTATTTCTATGGTGGTCACTTTGGCCTACCATTGATGGTGTCAATTTTACCCTCTAGTCGCCCAATTCCTTTGACCATTTCGATCATTGTATCCCTAAAGCTACGCATTTCTGACCAAAGAGCTTTTTCTTTTTCTGCCTGCAATGCCAATAAGTAAGTGTGGTCTGTCTCTTGTTTTGCTTTTAAATCTGCAGCGAACGCCAATAGCTCTTTATTTTTAGCCTCAACAGCATCCACTCTAAATTTTTGACGTACAAAAAATGTAATACTGGCAACGGTCAAAACTATAAGGCCAACTAACTCAATTTCGAACTGAAACATGGCGCCTCCTTGCAACCGTTATATTATCTTTTTTGCATAGATTTTTCTTTTTTTATAATCAGAATAAGCCTTTTGTCGCAGCGCTGAAATTGCATTTAATATTGACCCGTCTTGTTTTTCATCAATCCAGCCAATTAAGGTGTCGCCTCGCATACCATTTTTGTTCATCCACCTAATAATATCCATGTACTCAACCTGCTTAGCGTCCATAGAAATAAGTCTAAGGTGCCCAATAAATTGTAAAATTTGTGGGTTACCTTGGGCAATGCTGAAAACTAGATCTCTCTCTTCATTTGTGACCATAGTTACTTCACCCTATCTGCGTATATAAATGAACTCCCATCGGGGTTAGATAAAGCACCTGTAAAAGACTCACCTACCATTGTTACCGTGGCCACAGAACTTGCTACATTACTTCGCAAAGAAATCTTATATGTAGTTTCTTCTGAGACAGTCACTATAGTTTCGGACGAGACAGGAAAGACCACCGCAGTAAATGTCGAACTCAACAGAGCGCCAGCCGTTGAAGCTGTATTTGCAATAACATTTGAAGACCCATCTCTTATAACAGCATTCCCGTAAACAAAAGTGTCAGTAGAAACTCTAAGTAAGTAGATACTGCCTTTTAACCCGATCTTCCACGTTCCGGGTCCTACAGTGATTGATGCGTCTGTGTCAACGTAGGTCC